CTTGCGTAGATACTAATAAATCCAACGTAACAATTATTTTTGTCCCCTTTCCAACTTTTGTTCCACTATGTTCCATTACTTTGTCAAAAATAATCGCACAATTTTCAGTAGAAACTTCGTCAAATTCTTTTTTTGTCCTTTTATTTTGAGAATTCGTTGTAATAATTTGGAGTTCACCGCCTTCTTCTGGTCCAACAATACAATAAATAAATTGCATTTCCAACCATTTTGTTCGTTTGTTTATAATAAATTTCTCATGATCTTTGTGCCAATCAAAGAAATCGCCTTTGTCATATTTGATAAATGTAATATGGTTCCTGGCTGTTTGTATATTTAGAGAAGGATTTTGTTTTTTAAATGGTTCCAATAAAAATTTATTAATTAAATCATGTGTCTCCTCATTTTCCAATATAACACTTTTTGATTTTCGAACAGATGGTTCAATCTCATCTTTTTTCTCCAAAGTATTAAATACTAAAGATGGTGTTTCAAATGGAAGCTTTGAAACAAATTCCTTTAATTGTTGGTGATGCGTTTCAGACAATAAATCATGAAATGTAAGTGTTTTTCCAACTAGATTTTTTAACATGGTTGTGAAGTAAGCGGATTTATTAAACACTTTGAAACTGTAAAAAATCTAAATCAAATTTTTTAAAACTTGTGAGAAAAAAAGATATTAAAGAAAATGGGGGATCGATAATTACAGAAACTTTTTTTATTGTCTTAAAATAATGTTAAAAACAAACCCACTTTATATTGAAATTATTGATTGCGCTCGTGATTTTTTATTACATATTAGAAATGTAACTGCTTATGAAACTGCAGAATATGTATGTACAATTTTGCTTTTAATTCATGAACGTTCGAAATATAAAAAATACTTGTTTCCTGAATTTATTGAGCAAATTATTTCCCGAAAATTTCCTTTTTTTAATGAAAAATTCAAATTCAAATTAACAGAAAAATCAAAAAATAAATTACGTCGTCGTGTTGAAGAATTAAAACTCAAGCCACAAGAAGTACAACGCAGTGAAAAATGGTATAAAAAACGTGAATACACAATTGGAGCGAGTGAACTGGCATGTGTTCATGGTGTTAGTCCTTTTCGATCGCGACATAAATATATGTTGAAAAAATGTGGATTAAAAGAACCAGAAGATACATCGTTAAATAAATATTGTCATCATGGTGTGAAATATGAAGAAATTTGTGTTATGTTGTATAGTAAACGGAACGGAGTTAAGGTGACGGAATATGGATCAATTGATGATGAGCATTTAAGTTATATTGCCGCATCACCAGATGGAATCACTGATGACGGTGTAATGTTGGAAATTAAAGCGCCTTATTCAAGAAAAATAGTTGGATTTCCACCAATTTATTATTGGATGCAAATGCAGCAACAATTAAAAGTGTGCAAGTTGAATCGTTGTGATTTTTTGGAATGTGAGATTGAGGAATACGATGATTGGCAATTATTCGAGCGAGAATTAAAACATCCACCTGAAGGCGTATTAGAAAGAGGAGTCATCATAGAATATATTAATTTAGGTGAAAATATAAGTCCACGTGATATGTATGGCTATTTTTACCCACCAAAACTTGATATGACTATTAATGAAATTTATAATTGGGCAGACAAAGTGAAATCAAGTTTGAACAAACAACATGATAAACGGTATTTTCGTATGATTCCATGGAAATTATTGACATATTCTTGTATTAATGTTTATAGAAATAAATGGTGGTGGAAGGAGAATTTCTATGTTATAAAGGATTTTTGGTCAGATGTATTATTTTATAAAGAATTTGGATATGAATCACTTGTCAAAAAACCTCGACCATCAAGAAAAGATCAATTTATGTTTATTTCTGACCCAGATATTCAACTAAACCGAGATGGAACTCTTTATGTTGACGCAAACCCAAAACCAACAATGGTAAGACCAAAATGGAAACCATCACATAAATCAAACCATAATACAAGTGATGGATTTATGTTTATTCCTGATTCTGATTTCCTCCCACATTCACAAAAACAACAATCCTCATCCTCAAATTGGGATCAATCAATTTGGGATAAATGTGGAACATGTAATACCCTATTAGTCGATGGTTTTTGTAATTGTGATGGTAATGGTAATTATATTAGTGAGTTTTCAATTGGAATAAGTATTAAACATCAAAAGAGTCTCAGTCACAAAGAAATTGAAAAACGCCGAGCAAAAAATAAATATAAAAAACGAAAACGAATGAAAAAAATAAAGTTGGGTATTTCAAAAAAAAAACGAAAACTTATAGATTTAACTGATCAATAACATTTTTTAAATTATTTTTTTTTAATTTAGCGCGTGCACAAATTAAAAAAATATTAAAAAACAATAACTATAACAATAACTATAAGTAAATTAAATGAATAAAAATCGAAAAACACATCCAACAACCACAACATTACGCCAACTAACAACATCACGTAATAAAACAAAAGATAAATTAAATGATACCGATCTCCAGAGTTTTTTACTTTCTAAAAATATCGCTATGGAGAAAAAACTTGGACATGGATCATTTGGAATTGTTTATAAAGGGACAAATTTAGAAAATAACACCTCGTACGCAATTAAAGTTGAAGAAAGTAAAAGTACAAATCGATCATCCATATTAGAAGATGAAAAAAATATGTATAGTGCAATTGGAAATTCCACTGGTATTCCTGTAGTTGAATGGTATGGTATTTTTAATAAAAAACATATATTAATTATGGAATGTTTAGGGCCAGATTTAGATACATTATTTAAATTTTGTGGGAAAAAATTTAGTTTAAAAACTGTTTGTATGATTGCTCTCCAAATTCTTGATCGAATTGCAGTAATTCATAAATATAATATTATCCATCGTGATATTAAACCCGATAATTTTTTGATTGGATTGGGTAAAAAAACAAGTATCATCCATATTATTGATTTTGGTCTATCTAAAAAATACACAAAACATTCTGGTGGACATGTTGATTATCGTAAAGACCGTAATTTCACTGGATCCTATCGTTATTCAAGTATTCGAAATCATAAAGGAATTGAACAAAGTCGTCGAGATGACTTGGAATCAATAGGATACATGTTGATTTATTTTTTAAAGGGGAAATTACCTTGGCAGGGCTTAAAGGGGTCGACAAAAAGTAAACGATCACATAATATTTTTAATGTAAAGCGAAATATCTCATTGGAATCCTTGTGTAAAAACATTCCATCTGAATTTATGATTTATATGAAATATTGTCGAATACTTCGTTTTCGTGAAGAACCAAATTATATTTATTTAAAATCTCTGTTTGCTAAAATTTTAGATCGATTTGAGTATAATTATGATTATATATTTGATTGGAATATTGTTGCAAAAAATAAAAAAAAAAAACGATTGGAAATGAAATTAGAAATGGAACGGAAAATGGAACAAATTAAAAACAAAGGACGAGACCAAGGATTGGAAGTAATTCAGTGTTCAAATTAACAAATAAAAATAATTTTGATTATTCTTAAACTAATTAATAATCAAAATCATAATTTCATAGATTAACAAAAATGGGAAGTATATTAACTAAACAAAATCCACTACAATCAAAAACATATAAACCAAAACCATTAACAAATGATCCTATAGCCAATGAAAAATTAGATAAATTTATCACTGACACATTACCACCAATTTATAAACAAAACTGTGTTGATAAACACACGCTGGAAAATAAATTTCGATGTGAAAGAATACGAACGACATTTTTAGAAGCAATTATATTAAAAAAAACAAATTTTGCTTGGAACGCAGCATATGAATGTGAAAAGTTATCCTCGGAAGTTAGTGAGAGTATTTTAGATGAAAAACGAATCTATAAAAAAGTACAAGATAAAATTAATGGTTTAAAATTTCAAAATGAATTGGCTAAATTAAGAGTAGAATTGGATATTGAATAATTTATTCCTATCACTTATTTATTTTTGTTTTTCTATTAATCAAATAATAAATGTAAATATAATATAATATAATATGAGTGATTTATTAAAACATTTAAGAAAATATCTTTTAAAAACAAAAAGTGATTGGAACTACATAACACCCACTGATTTTTATAAAAAATATTACAATAATAAAAAACAAAATGACAAATATTTATTAATTGATGTTAGACAAAAAAGTGAATTTAATAAATATCATATAAAAGGAGCAAAAAATATATTTTGGCTCGATTTATTAAAAGAAACTAATCTTAAAACCCTACCGAAAAATAAAAAAATATTTGTAATATGTTATGTTGGTCATACATCATCACAGGCAATGACTTTACTTAAATTATTAGGTTATAATGTAACTAGTGTTAAATTTGGATATGGAGTAACCCCAGTTAAAGGTATTCCAGTAGCAGGTTGGGCAAATTTTAAATATGATATGGTTTCCAATTAATTATGATTTTCTTTTTCCCAATACTTATATGGATTTATTTTTTGTTTTTGTTTGTTTTTATTTCCACTGGAGAGATTTTTTTATTTTCAATGGTTAGAGAAAATTTATATTTTCCATAACAAAAAAAGAAAATATTTCTATATAATAAATAATGTTACCTTTACCTTATTACGAGGATATCATATCCATCTATATGAGATATGTTGCCAACACACTTTTTCCAGATATAAAACAATATAAATGGTTGGTTTATTTCTTGTCTATATTCCATATTATCGGCGTTCAAATCATAATTCTTGGAATTTTAATGCCTCCGCAATTTTTACCTTATATTTTGGTATATTTGGTTGTTTTAATTTGTACTTATTATATTTTTAATGGACATTGTTTTATTACATTGTTTTCAAATAGATATAGTAAAATAAAAAACACACCACTTCACATCCGCATGCGAACAGCAATAGTTCTTTTGTGTTTTTATATTTTACTTATTACTTTTTCAATTGCATTTCCACAATATTCCCCTTATAAAATCATTCAACGCATTTTCACAATTTATTAAGTTACATATATTAAGTTACATATATTAAGTTAAATAACCAATACCCATCATTTTTCGAACTTGTTCATAAAATGGTAGGTATACACAATAAATAGGAGCTACCCGTCCAAACATTGGAACCCATCCTCTGAAAAAAATTTGGAAACCATGTTTCACATACAACGATTTAAAGGTATTCCAAATAGATCCAGATCGCTTCGACGATGCCATATGAAATGTTGTCAAAATATCAACTGGAAGCGACAAAGTAGACGACAATAACGCTGCATTTATTGAAGCAATAAAATGAATTGCGATTGATTCATCCGCTTTATTTAGTTTATCAGTATCATTACCACCATTGGATAAATAATGGGTTCGAATCCACGTTTTGGTACCATCATATCCAAGTGTATTTCCTCCATTCATAAGGGCACCGCGAATTGCCAAACATCCAGCACCTCGGAATAACCCATTTTGAATGCCCTCTGTTACTTTTATATCACGCAAGTTATTGAAAATTGATTTATCATTAAATGACCTCGGTATTGGCGTAAAACTTGATAAATATCCTGATTGTTGGCGCGTTTTAATTAACCAAAAGGGACAACTCAACATATATCCCATACTTCCTGATATCATACCTGCTATAAACATTTTCAATGGTGTTTTAGAAGGGGGTTTAGATTGTGGTTCATTTTGATAGCCAACATTATCTAAGAAATCTCGAATTACTGGATAAAAACCCATACCAATTCCCCGGGAACAAGCAGCACCAATTATATTGGCATTTAGACCTGGTTTCCAAAGTCCATCGATTAATCCGTGTTTTTTGATAATGGAACGAAAAAATTGAAATTGAGTTTGATGTGATTGAGAAACATGAGTTTGCCATTTAATGCGAAAACAATCCAATGGATTAAAAAGAGAAACTGTTGTGGAAATAGTTAAGGAACTCGCAAAAATATTTTTAAATAACTGGTTCTTTTGATTTCCATTGGACATTAATTGACCTAATTGACCTAATAGACCACATAATTAAACTTCCATAATTTTTTTAAAAATAAAATTCAAATTTTTCTTCCCAAAATTTCGTTCTTTGTCATAAAAAAATTTGAATTTTAGTTTTAAAAAATATTTAAAAATAATCTGGGTTTTTTATAAATATAAAATGTCTTATTGGGGTTATTCTGAATGGAATTATGGACAATCAAACAATACAAATTCCAACACGTGTCGTTGTGGAAAATCCATTAAAAAAGGTCAAACAATGTGCGGTGGTTGCAAAAGCATTAAAGTTACAAAAACAAAGAATTCAGGAACTCGCAATCGAAATTTGAAAACCTGTCGTCATTGTGGTAAACATTGCAATGCCAAAAAAATGTATGGCAAGTTATGTCGAATATGTTATGACACAATGGAACGAAAAAAAGAAAGAGATCGTGTGACTGAACTTCGAGACAGCGCAATTGATAAAATTATAAATGCACCACACATTTGTGTAAAATGCCAAAAAAATACAGTTATAGGAAAATATATCTGTAAATCATGTAAATCATGGTCCGCCTGTGCGGGCTGTGAAAATAAATATGCGGAGTTTACTGGATTTCTTGATCTTCAATATTGCTCTCAATGTTTTTCAAAAAAAAGGCATTTAAAATGTTTTTGTAAACATATTCATAGTAAATGTGAAGGACAGTTTAAGTGTTGTGTATGTCGAGGACAAGTCCCTTACCAAAAAGAAGGAACATACAGTCAATATGTTGATGAAGTTGGAATGGTGGAATGTGGACAACGATGGGACAAGTTTTGTCCAACTTGTAAAGAATTTTTTGATAAATTGGTGGTTGGTAAAATCAAAACATTTGAAGCAATCTATAATCAAAATCCAATAAAAAACACTCTGGAAAAAGACACTCTAGAAAAAGACACTCTAGAAAAAGAGGAAGAAACGGATATCAATGATACAAAATGCGAAGTAATTCCAGTGGCATCGTTAACGTTAACGTCAATGGATTAAAGGAGATAAATATTGCTAAATAAAAAAACAATATGTGTAAATATTTATTCAAAAACAACCAAATTATCTAAGTTTTCATTAGGTTTTTTAAAATCATTTTTTTATTCAAAAAAATAGCCTTTTTTCATTTTTCATTAAATAAAAAAAATTTGATTTTTTTTTTATTGGTGTTTCTACTTCATAATTAATTGTTCATTCATCTTTTCATCCATCCCTCAGTTCCCCACTCATTTTTTCACATTTTTACACCACCAACCACACACAACCAACCACACACAACCACCGACCACAATGACAACTGTCAAACCTACTATGGAATTTTCAGTTTATGGTGAAACTGTGTCAGTCTATGGACCTGGACCAACCAACAACCACATTGACAACGAAGAGGACACTAAGAAGGAGAAGGAGAAGGAGAATGAGAACACCACACCTACCAAAGACCACATGAGAGACCAACCTGACCACGGAGGCAATGGCGATGGTGATGGAAAAGAAGATGGAAAAGAAGACGACATTGAAAAACAAGTTCCTTCAACAAAACAACGAAATGACGAAGGTTATTGTGTCATTTCATAAATCATTTTTGGCTTTTGGACTATTCTTATTAAATTAAACTATTTTTTTTTGAAAAAATTTGATTAATTTATTAAGAACCATTAAAACAATCAATGTATTGTTGTGTGTAGTGTCCTCCAACAATGAATTTTAATTTTATTAAAAATAACTTTGTGCCAGAAAATGATGATTATTTAAATGTCTTTGCTTATGCTCGTTTCATCAAAGCATTTAAATTTTTAGCATATTCAAACGAAGTTGGTGAAACCGTTCGCCATACATTTCCAAAATTAGTTGTTCCAGCATATTGTTTATCATTTGGATATATTTTTTCAGATATGTATCATCATTGTTATCCCATGTATCACGACAAAGGTTGGTCGGAAGAAACAAAATTAACTGTGCGTAATCGCGCTATTTGGCACACAACCGCATCACTTGTATTTCCAACTTTAACTATTGGAGGAGCAATCAAGGGAAGTAAATATTTAATGATAAAATCTGGGGTAAAAGTTCATTACATTCGATGGGCATTACCATTAGTTGGCATTGGATTAATCCCATTTGTTATTAAACCAATTGACGATTTTACCGAAAAATACATCATGCCCCATTTTGAAAATGAAAGTGAAGAGAAAATAAATGATGCTTAAAATGTTTAATGCACTTGATAAATTTAAATACCTTTTTTATTTATTGAACTTAGTTTAAATCCAACCATAATTGTGTCAAAATACTGAAAAAATGGCAAATCTGAATAATGCTTTTAAGATGACTAAATTTGAACAAAACATTATTAAAGAAAAAAGACAAAAAATAATAAAAGAAAATCGGAAAGAAACAATTTTTGAAAAAAATCCAAGAATCGAAAAACATATAGAGATCAAATACGAAACTCGATGCCCCCAATGCCATTTACACGGAATCCTCATTAACAACAATGATTTATCTGTTTGTTTTTGCCAAAAATGCCAAGTAAATTTCCGATCAACAAAACGACATTACGAACACATTTATCATCATTACAAAGGACGAGGAATAGTACCAACTGGCCAAATTAAATTATTAGATTAAAATAACAATGAGTGATATAATAACAACATCTTCACCAGTGACACTTGTCACTTGTTATTATGAAATTAAATCAAAACATTCCAATCTACAATATCGAAAATGGATCCAAATGTTTTTGCAAAATCTCCAAGCAAATATCGTAATATTTACAAATAATAAATTAGTAAGGTATTTAAGAAGATGTACACAACATATTCAATCCAAAGTTCATTTTATTATTTGTCCTTTTAAAAAATTAGATTTATATGCCAAATACCTAAATATTTGGAAAAAACAATATGAAATGGATCCAAATAAAGAATGTGGACGAACTATTGGATGCTATATTTTATGGAACTCTAAATTTAAATTTTTAAAAAGAGCCATTGATCTCAATCCATTTCAAACCGAAAAATTTATTTGGAATGATATTGGAAATGTCCGCAATTTGTCCCAAATTGAATTTTTACAAAATTATCCAAATCTCAATAAAATTAGCAACGATCAAATCGATATTATTTATTTAGATGAATATCAAAATTTAACACAAACATTTTTCCAAAACGAAGTTCATGTATCTGGATCCATTTTTGGTGGACCTAAAAATTTAATTTTGGAATTACATACAAAATATTACCAGTTATTACAAAAATATGTAGACAATGGTAAATTTATTGGATGTGACCAACAAATTCTGTCTTCCCTAATTTTAGAAAACAAAACAAAATTCAACTTAATCAAACCAACAAATACAATAGTCAATAGATGGTTTTGGCTCTATTATTATTGGGGAACCGACGAATCTGACGAAACTGACGAATCTGACGGAAGATAACCAAATAATTCAAAATCTTTTTTGAATAATTTATAGATTTTGTCTTTTTGTTGTGGTGATAATGGTTGATCTTGATTAGAAACCGATTCGTTTTTTCGAGTTTTTGAAATTGTTTCAAGTGTGACATTTTTTGGCAAATATTTATGTATCGTTTGATAAACATAAGTCATATCCACTTTATAATTTTCCAATCTAATTAAATATGAAACCATTAATCTGCCATGTTGGTCATAAACCCATCTGTATTGACAAAGTGGATTAAATCCGTGGTGTTTCCAATGCGTTGGACACCCTTTATTGATCCAAGTATCAAGCGACATATCATAAAAACGTCGAGTTTGTAATTCATACTTTTCTTTTCGATGTTCATTATACCAGGACACCACCAAATCATATGGATTTCGAATGACTGAAAAAGAAAACGATTTATCAAATTTAGTTGGAAATAATCGTCGCATTTTCATGGCTGTGCTGTGGTAATATGGTTTACCACCATTTAATTTATCGTTCCAGTTGGTAAGTCCTTCGTAAATATGTGTGGATGCACATCTTGGTTTTGAAATAAAAAAATATTCTTTATTCATGCTTATTAATCTTTATGAATAAAAAATTTTTGATAAAAACTACCTTTAATAAACTTTTTTCATTAATTGGTTGTATAATTCCACATCCACACAAAACAATTCTGCAATTTTAGTTTTGGTGGCAGAATTTAACTGAAATTTATTTTTATTGGAAGGATTCATTTTTGTAGGTTGAACACCAAATAAAGTTTCAATTTCTTGATTAAAATTATCAAATAACAATATTTTATCAACAATTATTTGTTGGTTGTCATCCATTATCCATCCTTTTTGAAATAATGGTGAATCTTTTATATTCCAATGTGGATTATATTGTTTATGTTTTGGTTGTTCCCAATGAGTTTTACATTTCATATTAAAAACCCATTCATCAATTGTTTCTGGATAAAATTGTTTTACATCTTTGCGAATTACATTTGGACTATATTTATGATAGTAATACCACGATTTTACAAGTTCAACTGGGTTTCGAATAAAACAAAAACTTGTTTTTGACTGGTAATGTTTTTTACCAATCAAATGTCGAATTGTTTTTGCTTTCAAATGATTAAAATGTGTGTTTCCCATAATTGTATGAACACTATTGGTTCCTGTTTTTGGAATAGAAATAAATAATAATTTGTTGGATAATTCCATTTGTTGTTTGTTTTGTTATTTGTTCGTTATTTATATTAATTATTTTTTTTTTATAAAATGATTTTGAGTATATTTATATATTTATCTACAATGGCATTCCATGAAAAATGACTCAATCCATATTGTCTTATTTCATCTCTCATACCAACACTAATTATTCTGTTTTTCTCGATTTCTGTTTTAACAAATTCCAAATCATTCAGTTTATTGTTTTTTATAACTGTAATAAATGGCAATGTTGTATCTACATTTTCACTGGCACACTCACTAATCACTAATCCCAATCCACATAGTAACGCCTCTTTTGTCACAAGTGGATCTGCCTCTCCATCACTTAATAAAATAAGATTTCCATAATTAGATAAATTACTATATAAAACGTCTTTAGACCAATGTCCTAAATAATTTTTATTTGTTTTTGAAAAAGATGAATTGTGATAATTCCCAACAAAATCTATATTATCAATTGATTGATATACATATTGACGCTTTCGCTCTTCCACTTTTGCCAAATAAATTGATTTTTCTGGGAACTTGGGTTCTTTAAAATATTTAAATAGATCTTCTCGAGCTCCATTATGTAAAATAGTAATTTTATGGGCTGGAAATCCATACTTTACATAAATATCTTTAATTTTACTGGAAATTACATTAATCATCTTTATTCGATGTCTATGTCGAATCACATTCATAAAAATTCCTTTAAAATACGATCTATATGTCGTGGTAAAATGTGGAGATGTAATATACGCATAATGAGATGTATATACAATATTTTTTGAATGTAAAAAAGGTACAATGTTAATGTGATTATCGTACATAATGTGAACAATATCTATATTAGATTGGTTTATTTTTTGTACAATGGTTTTATGGTCTTTTTCATTGATAATAATGACGTCATGATCAGTGTTTTTTAAGTTACAATAATAATCCCATACGATTGATTCAACTGCGCCCCATCCATTTGGTGGAATGGGTAATACTCCAGGTCCAATTAATGCAATTTTCATTATTATTTATTGTGAAAAAAATATTAATATTTTTGCATATTGATAAAACCTAATGATGCAAAATAAAAATTATGCCAAAATAAAAATTTGAAATTTATTTTTACTTAATCACGCAACAACACTCGTAGTTTTCTTCTCTCATTTAAAATAATGAGTGTTGATACTGCTGAAGTAAAAACTAATGTTGCGACAGATGGTGTGGATGACGTAAATTGTAACCATAAATGTCCAATATGTTTGGATATCATGATTAACCCAATTACCACACCATGTAAACATACATTTTGTACAGGATGTATCGCACAAGTTTCAGCTAATTGTGTTGTAAAATGTCCAATTTGTCGTCAGGTAAACAATAGTTATTTAATGAAACAAAATGATGAATTGGATACTGAGATACATATGAAAAATTATTTAAATATGACATTTATTGAACGTTATGATGATCAAAAGAGAGCTGATATTTTATCAGAAGAAAACGAATTGGCAATTGATAAGAAAAATATGTTAAATAAATATAACCAAGAAAAAAAACACATTCTGAAAATATACAAAAAATACAAAATAAATATATAAAACTTGTTAGACAACGAATAAAAATAAATAGAGAATGTGAAGAGCTTAATAATCAAAAAAAAAAAATACAACAATCAGTAGATAAATTAACCAAAAATGTACAACACCTTAAAACTTCAGGTCAAATTAATTCAGTGAGAAAATATTATCTTCAAAAAGATTTTAAAATCAGACAAATAATAAATCAACAAAATCAAAAACCCACCACCACTTCTAAAAAAAAAAAACTAAAGATTACTGAATCAGATCATGAAACTAATCCTAAAATCCAAAAACTAGATCCAAAATCCGATGATACTGACTCATCTAATGATGCGAAACCAGATAACGATACAAAAGACTCAGACGACGATGAACCATACATCACAATGTCATTTCGTATATACAACAATATTATTTATTTTGTTAATGACGATGATAGTATGTGTTATTTTATTGATCCACATGAAAGAAAGAATATTGGTTTAGATGTTGGTTTAACAAAATCTCGATATATTGGAACGTGGAATGGTTTGTTAGATAAACCTATTTTTCATGAACCTTGGATGAAATATTTTAAATAAAAAAAAAAGTTCTTTTTCTTTTTTATTTAATTTGACAATATACTTAAAAACAAACATTGTTCTTAAAAAAACAAAACAAATGAAAATTTATACCAAACATATCGTCTTTAAAGAAATTGTCAATTCACTCGCATTGTCGCTTCGTAATCTTAACTACCATGTCACAAAAACATCCACAGTGTTAAAAAACGATGATGATCTCTATATAATTGTAGGTGGAGCGGAATATTATGACATCATTCCCAAAAACTATATTGTATTTCAATTTGAACAATCTGGGGTCACAACAACCAATAATCAAAAAGATATTTGGTTCACCACTAAATATTTGGATTTATTACAAAACGCACAATACATTTGGGATTATTCTCGTGAAAACATTACTTATTTATCTAATAAATATAAATTTACAAATACGATGTATGTTCCTTTACGATATTCTGAAAGTATTCGAACCTGTCCACAATTACGAGAATCTGAAAAAACCATTGATGTTTTATTTTTGGGATCAATGAGTGAACGACGCAAAAAATTATTGGATCGACTCCAAGAATCAAATTACACTATTCACATCGCGAGAAATAATTTGTGGAACCAAGAACGTGACAAATTAGTGGCTCAAAGTAAAATCGTATTAAACATCCAATATTATGACAATGGAATTTTAGAAATGCCACGTCTAACTTATTTACTCTCCAATGGCATTTTCGTCATTTCTGAAAAAGGACGTGAACCTTCCATAGCATCCGAAATGTCGAATTATTTGATTTTGTGTAGTTATGCGCGATTAGAACAACAAATTATGTATTATTTAGGTCGACCAGATTTACGAAAAAAAAAAACGAAAGAATTTTTCAATAATTGGAATAAAACATCCTTTGATCATTCCATACCACTTACTTGCTTTGTTGGTCAACCAACTATCGAAAAAAATGGTAAAAATAAGAACAAAAACAAGAACAAAAAAAATAAGAACAAAAAAAATAAGAACAAAATCACTTATTATATTCCAAAAAATATAGAACCATGTGAACATGAAATTTCAAAAGATGGATATTGTACTTTAAAACTACCCAATATTATCCATGAAGAATTACCTTATGTATCCATTGTAACTCCCACAAAAAATCGAAGAGGACTTTTTCAATTGGCAGTTCATAATTATTTAAATTTCGTATATCCACGTGATAAATTAGAATGGATTATTGTTGATAATGGCGAAGAAAAAATCACTGATTTATTACCAACACCTCTTTCAAAATACAACATTAAATATATTAAATTGGAATCAAACGACCGTGACCATGACCGTGACCCAAAAAAACCATATACAATTGGTTATGTTCGAAATGTCTGTGTTGAAAACGCAACACACGACTATATAGTTCATATGGATGATGATGATTTTTATCAACCCGAAAGTGTATTGGCTCGTGTAAAAGCCCTGATAAAATATCAAGACCAAGGTGTTGGATGTGTTGGAAGCACACAAGTTGGATGTTACAACATTATAAATGGAGAAAGTGTATTGGGAAGCAATAAACTTATGTTTTTATCAGAAGCATCAATGGCATACACAAAGCAATTTTGGCAACAACGTTCATTTGATAAACGTGATTATCATGGAGAATATAAAGCATTCCTGATGTTTCGTCAAGATCAAATTCGCTCTATTCCATTTCAATTTATTATTATTGCATTGACACATGATAAAAATACTACTGGTATGTTACGCTATCATCATAAAAAAAAGGTATTTGGTAAACAGGACAAAGAGAATGAATTTAGTTTTAAAATGTATTTTGGTGATGCGGTCTGTCAGATAATTCAGAATTATTTATCATCTAAAAAAATAATGGAGGAAAAATAATAGAAAAATCAATATGGTTTGAACAATATTTTTTTCTAATAAATATGTATAACCATAAATGATACATAAACATCCTAAATACAGTAAAATTATTAAAAGTATATTTCAATTTGACTCCATCCGCGTTCATAAATTTATGCATATGGCACAGGATTTAACAGTTACAATGGCATTATGTTTTTACGCTGCTATTTATCTAAATAAATTATTTAAAACTGAAAAAGACAATGATGATAATATAATGGAAAGCCCATTAACTTTGCATTTAAAATTATTGGCTCATATTTTATGTGTCATAATTGTTTTATACTACATTCGCAAAATTACAAAATTAATACCATTTTTATTTAATTTTAATAAAAATTATGATCCATTTCATGTGTCAAA